ATGCAGATAAAAAATTTTAGTGACAGAACAATAAAAACAGCAACAAATAGTACAAAAGCATTTTTTGCTTATTCTAATAAAGAATTTAATGTAAATGAACTTGAAGAGATAACACATTTACACATAAAAAAGTATATTTCTTATATGCAAGGTTTAGGGAGAACAGAAAGTTATATAAATTCAATTTTAAAATATTTAAGAATGTTTTTTAGATATTGCATACAAGAAGAATATATTACAGAAAAGCAAAATCCAACAATAAAAGTAAAATGGGCAAAAGAACCTAAAGTAATAATAGAAACATTTACAGATGCAGAAGCAACAAAAATGTTAAAGCAATGGGATTTTAATAAATTTTATAATGCTAGAAATAAAGCAATAATAGCAACTTTTTTTGAAACAGGTATTAGAAATTTAGAATTATGTAATTTAAATATTACAGATGTTAGAGAGAGGGTGATTCTAGTGCATGGTAAAGGAAATAAGGAAAGATATGTACCTATTTCTCCAATATTAAAAAAGATATTAATTAAATATGAAAGGATAAGACAAGGGTATATTAAAAATAAATTTCTTGAAGATGATGCTTATTTTTTAAGTAAAAATGGAAAACGACTAACAGTTGAAACAGTAGAAAGAGTAGTTAAAATAACTGGAGAGAACGCTAAAGTAAGAAGAAATATAAGATGTAGTCCACATACAATACGTCATTATTTTGCTCAATTTATGCTTTCTAAAGCAAAATTAGATGTGTATACAGTAAGTAGATTGCTAGGACATGAAAATTTAACTATAACAAAAAGATATTTACAATCTTTAAAGGATAAGCAGATTGTTGATATGAGTACAAATGCAAGTCCATTAATGATTTTAAAATGAATAAAAGAAAAAAACACCTATTTGCAGTAGGTGTTAGATAAAACTTTTTAAACTAAAAACTTACAACTGAATACAGTAAAATAAACAATTGCAATATTTATATTCTATGTTATCAAAAAAACATAGGTTTTGCAAGGGTTTATTTCCTATACTCTAAAATGGGGTATATGTTAGTTGTGTAAGCATATGAGCAACTATAAAAAATCATATAGGTGTTGTGAGCCAATGCAGAAAATATACTCGGACTTGTTTAATTTCTACTATTACAGGACAAGCCCGTCAAGAGGTTGTATCCATCCTCTATAAATTATTAGATAGGAAGGTTTGCTAGTCGAAAGACGGGATTATATAGTAGTGTTAGGGTAGCAATTAACACGTTGTAACTATGTAATACAATAGTAGTATAAAAGAAACTTCAACTGACCGACAGAGCATATTTTTTATATGCTTTTTTCTTTTTCCCCTTTAACATAGGGGAAACTATATCCAATTGCTTAACCTCTCTCCAAAGCATATATACAGTAACTCAAAAGTCAAGTGTACAATCAAAAATTTCTATAGCTACTGCAAGAATATAGTAAGTTTTAAGAGAAATAATACAGAACAGGTATATTTGGTATAGGGAGTGGGTAAGTGTCTTAAAATGGCTTAGAATGAGTTTGAAAGGGATAAATATAAAGAAAAAGTAAGAAACAATGAATTTAAGCCAAATCATATATTAGATTGGAATGAAGATAATTATATATTAGGATATGTCAATAAGAGTTTAAATGGGTATTTAAAAAACTATATAAAAGAAATAAAAGGATATAGAAAAGAAAAGAAGTATAAAAAATGTGAGGTTTGTGGTATATTAATAGAAAAGAAATCAAACAGAACTAAATATTGTAAAGAGTGCAGTAGGAAAATATCACAAGAACAAAGAAATTAAATTAGAAAACGATAGAAGAATTCAAAAAGAGAGGTATAATTCTCGCAAATAGAAATCACCTTCAAATGCAGTTATACCAATAGATACAGCGATTTGATAAAAAATAAGCTTTTTTATCAATGTGGCTCAAACGTAGTCATACCAATACTTATAGCGATTTTATTTATTTCCTATTAGGGAAAGAACATCTAAATATACAAAACCCCAGAGATATTTAAGTACTCAATAAAGAGGGTATGGAAATATTTTTCATACCCTAAATAAGATAAAATCAAGAATTTAATAAATCGCTTAAAAAACGGAATTTTTAAAGTTCAGTTTCGTTAAAAATCGCTGTAGCCATTGATATAGGCGGTTTTAAAACGGAATATATAGTAGGGTAATAAATTTTAAATAATGAAATAGAAAAATATATTAAAAAAGAATAGCTATAAATGGCTTGAATTGGTAGCAAAAACACGTTTAAAATGAAAATAAATGATTAAATGATTAATGATAAGAGAATATAAAACTGGAATGTTTAAAATAGCAGTTAAAAAATATAGAAGTAAACATAGAAGTGTAACGGAATAGAAAACACCTACAAACATAGTCATATCAATGGTTTACAGGTTTTTTAAAACTAAAAAATAGATTCTAAAACCTTGAATAATGGCTATATATCAACGTTTATAAACATTTTTACATAATACTCTATAAGGGAAGAGTAGTATCTAAATGGGGCAATTCTCAATAAAAAAAACACCTACAAACGGCTATATATCAACGTTAATAGATGTTTTACCATTATGCTTTAATAGGAGAAGGATAGCTAAAATTAAAAAATGGGGCAAAATTTGAACAAAAAAACCATACTCAAACATAGTCATATCAACGCGTATATGGATTTTAATAGTCGTCTTAGTATAGGTGGAGATTATATAAAACAAAAATCAAACAAAACTAAATATTGTGATAGATGTAAGAAGGAAAAACAATTAGAATGGCAAAGAGAAAGTATGCAAAATATAAGAAATTTCAATATGTGAAGTTTTATTCAAACCTCTGTAAATGTTCGTATGACTAGTGTAGAGCATGATTTTTAAAAAAATGTGCAGATTGTTATAATGTAATAGGAAATAGTAAAAACAAAGAAAAATATAAAAACTAGGAAATTAGAGAAACATCTACAAACTACCTATATCAATGGTTACAGCATGGTTTTTAATAAAATGTGCAGTTTGTTATAATGTAGAAGGAATATGAATATTTTTTTAAAAAGCAAAAAAACTTGACATATAAATATTGAAATAGATTACTAAAAATTTAGTATTTTATTTGAGTATTTATATTATTAAATGCTCAACCTAAACATTAATTTTGATAATTCAATTTTCATTAAATGCGGTAGTTTTGCTGATTTTATGTAGGTTCAAGTCCTGCCTCCTTCAAAAAAAAGAAAAATCAGATGGGCTACGGGAATTAATGCGTAGCAACTATTTTTGATATTAACTACAATAGTAGTTTATATATAATATATTGGAAATTTTTCTTTGATTTCTTAATAAACAAACCTCACCAAGTACCTAATTAATTTTAGGTGCTTATTTTTTATGCAAAATAATTTGACTAATTTACATATATTTATATTTTAAAAAAGATTTTTAAAGAAAGGTGGTAGTCATGTTAGATGAAAATTTAATAAGAAAACAACTAATAAAATATACACAAAAGACAGGAGTTAAATATTGCTACATTGCTAAAGCATTAAATATAGAAAACACAAAATTAAGTAGATTTAAAAATAATAAAAGAAAGCTATTTATAAATGAATTATATAGCTTACAAGAATACTTAAATAAAAACAAATAAAAATTTATTAAGGGTTAATATTAAATAACTTAGTTTCTTTAAGGAACTCTGTAAAGGGATTTAATATTAGAACTTGAAAGGTGGAATTAAACATGGAAAATTTAGAAAACAAACAAACAACAGAAACAACAGAGGTAAATACAGAACAGGAGCAGGAAGTTTCCCAAGAAATTGAGAAAGAAACAAAAACATTTACAGAAGAAGATTTAAACAAAAAAATACAAAGTGCAGAGGATAGAGTTAGGACAGAATATTCAAAGAAAATAAAGGATATGGAGAATAAAATAAAAGAATTAGCTCCAGTACAAAAAAGTCAATCTGAATTGGATATGGAACAAAGAATAAAAGCACTCGAACAAAAGGAGAAGGAAGTACAAGCAAAAGAAAGATTATTAAATATTAATAATAAGTTAGTTGAGAAGGGTTTACCACAAGGACTTACTAAGTTTTTAAATGTAGAAGGACTTGAAGATGTAGAAACTTCATTAAATGAACTTAAAGAAATATTTAATAATAATGCTTTAAATAATAGCTTCAAACCTCAAAAACATACAAATTCTAAAGAAAAAATATCTAAAGAAGATTTTAATAAAATGACATTATTGGAAAGACAAAAACTCTATGAAACAAATCAAGAATTGTATTTAAAATTAAGCAAATAAGAAGTATCTAAATTAAATTTTAGGTGCTTTTTTATTATAAAAAAATAATTAAAAGAAAGAAGGAATTATATTATGGCAAATTTAATAATACCAAGTGTTTATGGTTCAATGGCAAGGGAAAAAATGTTAGGAAGAATAAAGGTGGCTCAATTAGCAACAGCACTTAACCTACCCGATTTTAAACAAGTAGGGGAAACAGTTGTATTCCCAAAATTTAAACGTGTAAGTGATGCAGAAGATGTTAAAAAAGGAACAGGTATTACAGTAGAAGAATTAGGACAAGATAGTTCAACTGCAAAAGTAATGCATAAAGGAAAAGCAATTCGTGTGTATGACTATGATGATAAAACTGCTATGGGTAACTTTATAGAAGAAGCTAATACACAACACGCTCAATTATTTGCAAAAGTATTAGATAAAGAATTAATCAAAGAAGCATTAAAAACACCTCTTAAAACAGCAGTAGCAGTAGATAAAAAGATAACTGCTGACGAGTTAAATGCAGGTTTAGCAATGTTTGGAGATGAGCAAGATAGTGAAGATTTTGCAGGAATAGTAGTACATAGTTTATTAATAGCTTCTCTATTAAACATGACAGAATTTGTAGATGCAGGAAAAACTTATAATCAAAATGCAAATGGAATACAAAGAAATGGTCTATTAGGATTCTATAGAAACATTCCAATATTCGTATCTGACACAACAATGGATAACAACGAATGTGCTACATTAATCATCAAAAAGAACTCTTTAGCATACATGACAAAGAAAGATTTTGACATAGAAGAAGAAAGAGAAGCAAAATTAAAAGCTACAGATTTAGTTGCTGATATGATGTTTGCAGTAAAACAAACAGATGATGCAGGTATAGTAGTTTTAAGAAAAACAATAGCATAGTTATTATACATATATGAGAGGGACTTTGTGTCCTTCTCTCTTTTTTTAGGGAAAAAGTTAATGTAAATAAAAAATGAAAGGATTGATTATATGTTAAGTGCAGAAAAATTAAAGTTTTTAAGATTATTACATAACATATCACAAAAAGATTTAGGAGCAGAGATGGGTATAAGTAAAAATTATATTTCAATGATAGAAAATAGAAAAGAAGGGTATAGCCAAGAGTGGCATGATAGATATGTTAAAGCAGTTTACAAAATAGCAGAAGAAAAGAAAAATGAAAAGAATATTGAAAAAGTAGAAGAAATAAAAGAAGAAATTAAGAAAACAAAAAAAGAAATAAACCAATCCATTTTTGGGCTGGTTAGCAATCCAAATAATTTGGGTTGCAAAAATAGCAAGAGGACAAAATGTCCGTTTGACAAAAATAAAAATAAAAAAGTGAGGTGAAAAGATGTTAGTATTACAAACATAATCCCTTTATAACTTGTTTTTAAAGAGGATTATTTTCAAAGAGTGAAAGTTGACATATTTTAATTTTAAAAAAAGATTATTTAAAAAGATAGTAAAAAAATATGGTGGGTAGTTTTATACTACATCATCAAAAATGAAAAAAGAAATTAAAGAAAAGTTCCCAAGAGAATGGATTGAGGAGGATTATCAATACAATTTATGTTTATCAGATGATATTGATAGCTTTTTTAGTTATCTAGTATTAAATAAATTAAAAGGATATAAAATAGGTTGGTTCTATAATTTTAATTCTATTTATTTTGCAGATACATATAAAGAAGATACAAAATGTATAGCAGTAGATGCAGATTTAACAAATAATAGGCGTTGTTGGGGAAATCATGTAACGTTAGAAAATCCAAATTCAGCAAATCTAAATACAATAATGGGAATTGGACAAAATAACTATACATCTAAATTTGCAGGTTCTACATTATTGACAATCCTATCTTACTATAATGTAGATTTATCGGATTTATCCGAAAAGCAATTAGAGCTATTAATTTCAATTGATGTAGCTTTTAAACAATACTACTTCAACAAGAATTTATTCAAGAAATATTATAATGACATATTAGAATATCCAATGTTTGTAGATATTATAGAAAAGCATGATAAAGATTATTTCTATAACATCATTTTAGAATACAAATTGAACGAACATATATACATAAAAGATAATAAATTACATACAAACATAGAATTGGACAAGTTAGGAGAATTATTTCCTAAGTTGTCTTTTAATTTACCCAAAAATGAATTTAAAAAGAAAAGAGATTTTGAAATTATACAAAATACATATCAAAAGCACGAACAGGAAGAAATATTTAGTTGTGCTAGAACTTACAAAAATAAACTTAGATATTCAATTTTATAGAAATTTTATAGAAACAGGGGATTAAACTTCTCCTGTTTTTGTTTATTGAAAGGGGAATTTATAATGGAAATAGAAAAGGCATTATTATTAAGTTTAAAAAAACAAGGATTAATAACATTTACAGAATATGAAAAAGCATTAGAAGAATTAAGGAAAGAAGAATTAAAAGTTAAAAAGATAGCTTAAACAAATATGTGAAAGGTGGAATAAAAAATGGAAAAAAGAGAATTTAAATATACATATAACAAGGAACAATCATTATTTTTTGTAAAGAATGGAGCAGAATTGGTTGATTACGATATTCATAAAAAAACAAAAATGATATTTTTTAAGTTTGTAAATAATGATAAATTACAAGAATTATATAGCTTATGGAATAGCAATAAAAGAAATAAATAAGTGAAGGAGATAATGATATATGAAGTTTATAAGTGAAGAAAATTATAATAATTTAAGAAAAGATAAACAATTAAATTACTTAGATAAGTATATAAAAAGTGGACAAAGCAAAGATAAATTTAAATTATTTACTCATGAAGTTGGAAAAGGTAAAAGTGTGTTAACATCTTTTTCAGTTGTAGAAGGATATTTAAATAATGATATAAAGTATTTATATGTTGTAAAGAATAATAAACTTGCAAAAGAAGCAGAAGATAGAATAAATACATATTGCAAAACAAAAGGATTGGCAGATTTAGCTATATTTATAAATTCAGAAAATAAAAGAAAAGAATTTAAAAACATAAGTAAATATCCTATTTTAATAATAACTCATGCAAGATATAAAATATGTTGCATTGATAAAAAGCAAAAGAAAGAAATAATAAAAGATAGACAAACTTTAATAATAGATGAAGAAATACAAATATTTGAACCGCTACAATACAATATAAATAGATACAATTGGTATTTTAACTTGTTAAGTAATATAAATCCAACACTAGCAATACAATACAATAAAGCAGTTGGGGGAATACTAAATGCTTTATATACATATAAGGGTAAGATGGTTTATAACTGTACCAAGAAGGATTATAAGACATATAAGAAAGAAATAATAAAATTAAAAAATATGCTTAATAAGTTTAATGCTAAAGATATAAAATTAATGGATATAAAAGATATAGATGGTCTATCCTTAACAAAGAAAAATATAATAAATGAATGTGATATAGTAGATAATTTTTATACTCATACTGCTTATTTTGAGTGCAATAATCTATATACATATGACAATAGATATGATTTTTGGCTACTTGACAATAACATTTTGTTAGATGCAAGTGGTCTTTTTCTATATATATATAAATTAAGTGATATATTTGATACTAAAGGATTACAAAATAGAAATATTGATAGGAGCGGTTGGAAAATAAACTTTTGCAATATAAATACAACAACAAGTGCAAAAGATAAAATGATTAATTTCTATGATGAAGTAAAAAATCATATAAAAGCTATAACAAAGAATAATGATAAATTACTTATAGCAGGTAAAAAAGATGTTGATGATATAAACTTAAAAGATATTATAGACAATGAAACAATTGATTATGGTTATTATGGAAATTTAGTTGGTCATAACACATGGAAGGATTTTAATAAATTCTATTCAATAGCAACATTTCAAACACCTTCATTTGTATATGTTATTAAATATTTATTCTACAGTAAAAAAACTATAACAAATAAAACAAATTTAAAAGGTATAAATGATGGTAAAGGTGCTAATAAGGTATATAGATTTTTTAATATTGACTTAGAAAAGGTAAGAACATCTACAATAGTAAGTGAGATTTATCAAGCTATGGGTAGAATAGCAAGAGTAGAAGGAATTAATGCTGAATTTTATTTATTAATGAATGATGATAGTTTAAAAGATTTAATCATAAAACAATTTAAAAATATACAAGTACAAGCATTTGATTTAGATGTAAAGTTTGAAAAGAAAGATAACCTAAAACAACAAAATTACTTAAAAGAACATAATAAGAATATGGCTATTGAAGGGAAACAAGGCGATTTTATGAGATTGATGCTTGATATTAAAAAAGGTAACTATAATGATATTGTAACAGTAGATACGGAAAATAAAGCTATTACAATTAAAAAGAAATTAGTTGCTGAAAAATTAGAAGTAAATCCTAAAAAGTTTGCTGAAAAGATTTTAAATAAACCTTTAGTAATGAATTTTATAAACAATAACAATATAGAAATTCAAGGACAAAAGATAATTATAAATTATTAAGTACACATATGTTACAAGAAGTAAAAGAAGATAACAGGAAACCTGTATCGTACTATCGCCTAACGGCTACAAGTTAGTTAGATTTATTTTTTTATATTTTAAATATTATTAATTATATTTGTGCCACTGGCGGTAACACATAACATTTATTTTTCCCTAAGGTCAAAATAAAGTTACGTGTAGATATAATTTTCTTATTCTTATTTGATTATTAAAAAAGTCCCCCTACCATTTCTTATATATAATATATTATATAGAAAATGGGGGGGTGAGTTTTAGATTAACATAAAAAATATATAATATTAATGTTGAATTTGCGTTAGCAATTTACAGGGTATAAGGTTTCCTTATTACCTTCTTTTGTTTACAACATATGTGCAATAGAATTAATATAGTAATGTATGATGGAGAAGGAATGGCTATATTAGTACATTACAAGCGTATTAAACATGATTATAGGGATTATATGTTATATCATATGTTGTGATATAGGCATTGAGGAGGATTGTTTATGAATAATATAAAAAATGAATTAGATAAAATAATGAAGGAATATAAAAAAGAAATGGAATTAAAAAATAAAATAATAGAAAAGAATTATGAAATGATGTCAATGAAATGTGATGAGATAATTATGGAATGTAGAAAATAATTAAAATAATCTAGTTGTTAAATGATTAAAACCTAACAACTAGATTATAAAAAAAGAAGTCCAGTAAAAAGAATAAAGATTAAATAAGAAGATTAATATTTCTTTATTCTTTTAGTAATAATTGAATATTACACCGCAGTAATAAATTTGGTAATTACTATATTAACATTATTATCTTTATTCGAGATTATAATAACATATAAGTGCTTAAATGTAAATAATTACTTGTTTTAATATGTACAAACATTATGCAAAGAGGTGCGGTAGCAAGAGGACAAAATGTCCGCTTGAAATTCCCATACAGATAATCTTAATGGGAAAATAGAAAAGATTTTAGTTTTAGCGAAAAAATGCAATGGGCAGAACAATTAAAAGATGAGTATAGTAAGATTGCTAAAGAAAAAATGGAAGCTACTCAATTTGGGTCAACGGCTAGTACAACATTGGACGAGCCGATAAGAACAGATGAATCAGTTGCTAATGATTTAGACATGGGTAAAACTACATATAGGAAAGCAAAATACATATATGAAAATGGAAATAATGAATTAATACAACAGTTTGATGATGAACAATTAAGTATAAATAAAATAATAGTTTTATATTACCATCACGTTTGAAACGTGGTGGTTTTTATATAATCTAAAGTAGCAAGTGGAAATAATTTCCCTTTGAAACTTAATTAAAGGAGAGTGTTAAGTATGAATATATTAATGTATATGGATATAACAATTTTGTTAGGTGCAATAATAGTAATTGCTATACAGAATAATAAATTAAATAAAAGATGCAATGAAATATTAAATAAATAGAGATATAGTTTTTAAAAACTAAAAGTCAAGGTAACTGGTCTTTTAATTGAAGATTGGTTACCTTTTATTATTTTATGAAGGGAGCGGGACATATGAGCGTATTAACTGATATAAAAAAAATGATTAGTGTAAATGCAATAAAAAAATCTTTCTTTGTGAAGTGGTATGTTGATTCTAAAGACAAAAGCAAAGAAAGTTTTGATAAAGAGGTAAGAAAAAGTTGTAATTGTGAATATGAGTATGCTATGAATAATTGGCTAATAGAAGAAGAAATACAAAATGCTATAAAAGAATATCTTAAACAACAAAGAAGTATTAAAATGTTAGAAATATATGATAGTATGCTAGAAAAGGCGTTAAAAGGTGATGTTAAGGCAAGTGAATGGGTAGAAAAGTTTTTTAAGAGTGATTTCTTTGAAAGTGAAGAAGATGAAGCAAATACGTTACTTGAAGGTATTGATATACCTGCTTTAAAGAAATAGGGGTGATGTAGATGGGTATATCTAAAGAAAATGCTAGGAAACTTAAATATTTATGGGAAGAAGAACATAAAGTCGATTGGATACAAAGTTTTGTAAAAATAGTAGATAAAAATACAAATATAATACCTTTTAAACTAACACAAGAACAAAAAGATTTAGTAGAAGGATTAGAAAAATTTAATATTATAAGTAAAAGTAGGCAGTTAGGTATTAGTACAGTTACTATTGCATTAAGTTTAAGAGAATCAATAGTAAATCCTAATAGTAACTGCTTATTAGTTTCTTATGACCAAAAGAGTTGTAATGCAGTTTTCAATAAACTAAAACAACAATATAATTTATTGCCTAAGTGGTTAAAGCCAAAAGAATTAGCAAATAATAGGCAGGAACTAAAGTTTAAAAATGGAAGTCGTATTACTTGTGTTACGGCAGGAAATAAGGATTTAGGAAGAGGAGATACATTACATATTGTGCATTTATCAGAGTTTGCCTTTTATAAAGATGCTGAAAAACATTTGAATAGTATATTACAGGCGTTAGCACCTAATGGAACTCTAATTATAGAATCTACATCAAATGGTTTAAATTGCTATGCTGATTTAGTAAGAAAAGCAGATAATAGGGAAAATGATTTTAAATTATTTTTCTATAATTGGATTAATGGTAAAAGTTTATTTTTAGATGATTATAAACAAGCGTGTGAAAGTTATAAAAATAGACATAATGGTAAAATGTTAACTAAAGATGAAATAGATGATGATGAAGAATTACAATTAATGAAACTCGGTGCAAGTATGGAACAATTAGTTTGGAGAAGGAGCAAAATTGAAAAAATAGGGATGGATAAATTTAGACAAGAGTTTCCTTCTACATTAACAGAAAGTTTTATAACTACAGGTGCATCTGTATTCAGTAATGCTAAGATTGATAGCATTGAGAAAGCTATAATAAGTAATAAAACTAAATACATAAAGAAAGAAAATATTTTAGATTTACCACAACTATTAAAAAATCATATTGGTAGGTCTTTTTTTATTTATCAAATTCCCAAGGCAGGGAAACGTTATTACATAGGAGCGGATTTAAGTGAAGGAGTTGGACAAGATTATTCCGTTATAGAAGTATTAGACAAAGATGGGGAGCAGGTAGCAGAGTTTTATTCAAATAAAATAAAACCCTATCAAATGGCTGAAATTATAAATGAAATAGGACATTATTACAACTATGCTTTACTTTGTGTTGAAAAAGCTAGTGGTGGACATAGTGTCATAGAGCGTTTACGTTATGATTTACATTATATGAACATGGTGAAATACAAATCCTATGATGATTTTAATAAACTGGTTTGGAATGTGGGATTTGACACTAATAGTAAAACTAAATCAATAATAATAAATGATTTTGTAGAACTATTTGAAAAAGGACAATTAAAAATAAATAGTAGAAGGTTGCTACAGGAAATGAAGATATTTGAAATAAATGAAAATGGCAGAATGGGTGCATCGGGAGCAGGACATGATGATAGTGTAATGAGTATGGCTTTGGCAATTGTAAGTATAAAATATGGTTTTTGGTATGTATAGTGGGGTCACATTTTTAGTGTGAGCGAACGTTTTAAAACGAGCGTCCGAGATTCCCCAATAGTGGGGATTTCTCAATTTTAAGAAAGCGAAATTATTTTAATTGGTCATAAGAATTATATTCGGAAGAAAGGAATGATAATATGCAAAGTATAGAAAATTATATAAGTGATAGATACGATAATAATGTGAATTGGTTTGAAGAAGAAGTAAAGCAAGGTGAACATATTCATAGGATTAGTAATGTAATTAATAATAAAAGTTATTTAGATGGACAACATAAAATAAAAAATCGTGAAGATGCTAAATGGAAGGGTAAAGAGTTTATAACTACTAAATTAGTTTTACAGGAAGCTAAAACTATATTAAATTTTCATAGTACGTATTTGCTAGGTAAACCAATTTCCTTAAAAGGTTCAGAGGATATGGTAGAACAATATAATAAAGTATATAGAAAAGGTAGATATAGTAGGACAGATTTTAATATATTAGATAGTGTTTCAAAATATGGTGATATATATGAATATGTATATGTAGATGATAAAACAATAAAAAGTAAATTGATAAGTCCAGAAGATGGTTATCCAGTTTATAGTGAAGATACAGGAGAG